TGGTAAGTTGATTCCAAATGTGCATCCAATCACCATACTGGCGGTCAATGCGTTGGCCACCAATCTCAACCTCAACCTGAGCGATGAGCTGCTCTCCGGGGAAATCCAACCAACGGGCATAAACACCAGTGTTGTTGCCAGCAGAGTAAGTGCCAACACCCATCAACTGGTTGATCTCGGGAAGAGTCACCTGAAGATAAGTGCGGTAGGCAAGATCACCATTACGGCTGATCGTGCACTGGACGCGACGACCGAAATCGGCTTGTCCGTTGAAAGTTTGCTCTATAGATTCAATAGCAAAGTTGGTGTAACGTCTGTAAGTTACCTTCCAGAAAGTGATCTGAGGATTACCAGTGAGGTATACGTCTTGTGCGCCGTAAGCGACTAGTTGCATGAGTCCGCCTCCCATTTTATAATATGGCTAAAGAAAAAAATTTTTTGGAATTTAATTTAATACAAATTAATTAAATTCAATAAAAATGTTATATAAATGCAAATTATGAGGTAAGTATCTTATTTATGTCCATATTAGATTTCATAAATTTTTGTAAATATGAATCTAAAAATATTTCCTTTTTGCCCTCGTGATTCTTTGAAAATACATAGGCCTCATTTTTCTTAGAAACCGACCATCCTTCTTGTAAGGCGTTATAAATGAAGGACATTTTTTGAAAAGTAACCATATCTATTTTATGCTCCTTGTTGTCCTCTATATTTATATGTAAATCCATTTTATAAAAAAACAGAAAAGTTAAATAATAATTAAACCAATTGTCTAATCCACCCCTTTATTGTAGAAATAAATGTTATATTGAAATTACAAATTAAAAAGTATTATGATATTTTATAAAGAACAATGTCAAATGGATTTAAGCCTAAAACAACAAAAAAAATTAAGATAAACAAAAGAAGTGCTATTACTTTGGATGGAAAACATCGTGAATATTTGAATGAATTTATTAAAGACGACGTTGATAGAATTCCTGAATTAAAGCTAGAGCATGATAATTTACAACAAAAGGCGGCCAATCCAAATATTACTTTATCCCTTGAAGAGCGATTGGATATAAAAGATCGCCTAAAGGAAATCAACAAAACTATTAAAAATTGCCATTTGAAAAAAAAAGAGTATTTATTGGAAAACTCTAAACATATTTTTGATTATTTTGAAAACAAGAAGAATATATCTAAAGGTGATGAGATAATACCTACTTCTAAAAGTAAATTGGTAAATAACTTTTTTAAAATTAACAATGAAACACAACCTGCATCATCTGCGAACAATTTGAACACTCATAACATCGTGCAAAAATATTTGAGTAATATAGATGACACGTTTATCGACATTAATCAATATGTGCAGGCTTGTGATATCTGTCAATATTGTCATGTCGGTGAGTTGATTCCGTTAGAAGACGACGGGGTATTGATATGCAATAAGTGTTCTAGACACATTCCCTACTTGATTGAAAATGAGAAACCTTCTTATAAAGAGCCGCCCAAGGAGGTTTGTTTTTATGCATACAAGAGAATTAATCACTTCAAGGAAATCATCGCGCAGTTTCAAGGAAAAGAGACCACTCAAATCCCGCCAGAAGTCATTGAAAATATTAAACTTCAAGTGAAAAAGGAGCGGACCACGATTGACCAGATTACAAATATAAAAACAAAGGAAATCTTAAAGAAATTGGGATACAATAAATATTACGAACATATTCCATTTATTAAGGACAAGCTTGGCATAAAACCGCCAGTAATGTCCGCTGAATTCGAAGAGACACTTTTTAATTTGTTCATGGAATTGCAGGCGCCTTACTCCAAGTTTTGCCCCGATGACCGCGTCAACTTTTTAAATTACTACTACACAGCATACAAACTTTGCGAGTTGTTAGGCGAGATTCATTACCTTGAACACTTTCCTATGCTTAAAGATAGAGAGAAAAGAATAGACCAAGACAATATTTGGAAGAAGATTTGTCTAGAGCTTGACTGGGAATTTATTCCAACCATTTAGATCCTTTGAAAATAGATAATTATATATCTGTATAAATTAATTATCATATAAAATTAATTTATTCTATCGCTATATTAATGGCTCCCGCAAATAAAACAAGAAAATCGCCTTCAGCTAGTGCAACCAAATTTGGTGTTGGGGTTAAGAAGCGCGGGAATGATGGAAACATGTGGCAAATAGTTCAAACTAAAACTGGCACAAAGCGGTGGTTAAAGGTCGCAAGCAAGGCGAAAAGTAAAAAGAATACAAAGGTGGTCAAGGCGGTAGGCCCTATACAAGACGACGACGCGATCCGAAACAAGAATAAAAAGTTGTATAAATTTTGGTTAGATTTGGCGAATTCCAAGCATGGTGTTTTTATTTATAAGGACAATAGTAATAAAATAATTAAAAAAAATCTGAGAGAAGAACAAGTAAAGGCCGAAACAGATGGTAATGTTGTAGCAATTTTGGATAGCGGACCGAGTTTTGGGGCTTATGTTGCACTATCCAGAAAAGCTGGAGATAAAAGCGTGGAAGAAGTCATCAAAAATTATAAGAAATATTTTAATGAGGGAGCGTCTGGGAAAAGATTATTCTGTTAAAAGTATTATTTGTTTTAACGGATACGACGTTTTTTTGTTTTCTTGCAATTACAATCTTTGAATAATCCAGGAATAAATTTACCCATTTTGATGGATGCAATTTCAGTGGATTTTAATCCACGTTTTATTAAACTTGCGTATTTTTTTACGCATGGATTTTCTTCGCTTGATTGATTTGCGTCGTCGTCGTCTGGTTTCTCTCTTGGTTGAATATCTAGATTCTCGTTTACGACGTGTTTTTTTGTTTCCACCAAGTTGGGTATTGCCGCCCTCGTCATCGGTCTCTTCCTCATTATCTGTATCTCCGAAAAATGGATAATAATTCTCATATGATCCTGTAAATAAGGTTGGAGTTGTAGTATTTTCACCAATTAAATATATTATTCCAGTAGCATTTAGGCTGTCAAGACCATAGTTTATTTTTATATTATTCAGATATTCAATTTGGTCGTCTGTGAACCCAACACCTTGTAGCTGGTTTATCTCGTCTGCAGTATATGGGTCAATTGAACCACCTCGTTGTTTATACTTTCGTGTTTTCATTTGTTGTTCTTATAAATATAATATAACGTATTATATTTATTTGTTGAAATGTATATTCTGATGGTTAGAGACATTTATAGGCCTCCAGGGAAACCAACCAAGTTGGCACCAATACCAAACCCGGCACCAGAGCGAGCAGTCACACCAATAACAGGAACATACGTATCTAGGATGCTAAAAGTGGCCGCAGCGGTTAACGCAATCATACCAATCTCCTCTAAATTCAATGATCTCTTGGGGATGGCATAAGCCGCCAAGGCGACCATTAAACCTTCAACAAGGTATTTTATAATCCTCTTTACCAACTCGTTAATGTCGAAAACGCGATTCATTATACTAAATAGATAGAAAAAAACAAATAAATATATATAATAATTAAATCACTTAAAATTATGCATCTTACATACAATATAATGAGTCAATCTAAATTCGAAAGAAAACTGCAATCCAACGGCAAGCCAAATCCTAAATACATTGATTTGCTAGAGGAGGACAAGCCATTGGCCGGACAAAAATTTGTGTGCGTTTCATTTGTTTCGCCCGAAAAAATCCTCAAGCAAAAGGAAATTTTCTTTTTTGAAGAGTTCCTAAAGAAGTGGGATTTGAACAAGTCCATGGAGAAGTTCGTCCAGTTTTTGAATTTTGCGTCATTCAAGTATAAGCTGACATTTGACGATGTTATGAAGGACTTTCAAGATTTCATCACAGAAGAGAAGGATACTATTACTGCTACCACTCTTGCGGATGATTACAAGACGTTTGTGGATAAGAACGAGGAGGATTTGGAGAAGTCCTTCAGCATCGCGCACAATTTCCAAACTCATACGAGAGGTATTAAAATCCGCGGCTCTTATCCTTCTATTGAGGAGGCAGAGCTAAGATGCAAAATGTTGCGCGAGATTGACCCTCATCACGATGTATATGTTGGTCCCGTAGGATTGTGGATGCCTTGGGAGCCTGAGGCCTACAAGACTGGACGTGTGGAATACATGGAAGAGGAGTTGAATAAGTTGATGAGCGAAAAGAGCAAGAGCGAAGAGAACGCCAAGAATGCTTTTGAGCAACGTGTCAAGGAGACGAAGAAGAAGGCCATCGAGGATAACATTAAGAACGCCGAAAAGAGTGGCAATACTTTGACCCAAACGATTGACGATGCAGGAAACCTCATTGGTGTTGGATTGGCGAATACCCAAGAGAAGACGCTTGCGGGTAAGGGAGGCGAGATTTCAGTTGCGGATATTCGTAGTGAGTTGTTTGAGGGTGAAAACATTATTGTTGGCAAGTCCGACAATGGACAAAGTCAGTTGCTCAGTGGCCCGTTTGCGTCCAAGAAGAAGGATTAAAACGCGTGGATTAACATGATAAAAATTAATACAAAATATAATATGAAAAATTACATATTATATTCTATCCAGGGAAAGGCACTCCAATTAAATAATATTTATATATAGTATAATGGCTGCCTTTGGACAAATGCGAGAAGGTGAATTAAGACCAGACCAACTAGAAATAGGAAAGGTATATAGAGTAGAATCTTATCTCCGGAATACAAATACACCTGTGGTCGTATCTTTGGCTAGGTTTAAGAGAATTTATGGAAGATCGACACGATTTATTGAGGAGCCGGTTCCAACTATGGAATTTACAATAGTACATTATGGTACACGTAGAAGGCTTGCGAGTGAAGAGGATTTGCCGAATGGAGAATACAATATAGATATCGGGATGGATACTAATCCAACACAGGCCATTTATTATAGATTTTTTCAAACAGCAGCAGATATTGTAGAACAACGAGCGAAACAACAAGCACTACTCCAAACATTCGCGAGTAGATTCCCGCCGGCAGAAGCACATTTTCTTTCGGATGGATGGATTAAAGATAACCTTAGGAAAGGTGGAAGAAAATACAAAACCCGTCAAACCAAACTACGCAGGATACGCAGAAAAAATAGAACTAGAAAGAACCGCAGAAGAACGAATCGTAGATGATTAATACATTTCCATTTTCTTTGAGCTAGCGCTCCAATTTAATATTTTTATATATATAATGGCTGCTTTTGAACAAATACGAGAAGGCGAAATAAGACCAGACCAACTAGAAATAGGAAAAGTATACAGAATAGAACAATATGGCAGATCAAGACATGCTGGACCACATAAACTTATAGACAAGAGTTTAGGTAGGTTTAAGAAACGTTGGGGTGGTGCGGGTATTTTTATTGAGTTTACAATAGTAGCTCCTGGCACCAGCACTCTTAGGTTAGGACAGAATATAGACATCACGTCCACTACCAGTCAAAGAGATAACTTTCATTATCGATTTTTTGAAACCGCGCAAGACCGCATAGTGCCCCAGTTTGAACAACGAGCGCTAGAAAGTGTATTTGAGAAAAAACTAGACCTAGGTAAAGCAGCAACCTGGGGTCTTACGAAAGACTTTCTTGCACCCAGTAAGAAATCAGGTGGAAGAAAATACAAAACAAGGCAAACCAAACTACGCAGAAAAAATAGAACTAGAAA